TCTAAAAATCCAGTTGTATCTACACTAAAACTTACTTTTGCTATTGCTGATCTTCTGGATCTAGGTACATATCCAATATTTCTTGCAAGAGAAGCAATATTATCTCTTAAAGTAGCACTATCTAAAAATGATTCATTTACTGCCATATTGGTGTTATATGCAGTAATATATGAATTATATGCTAATAAATCAATTAAAATTGAAAAGTTAGAACCTTCAAAATCAAAATCCGTAAAATTCCCATTAGATCTCAGATAATCTTTGATCTGAATCCTTAAATCGGAGAAATCTAAATTAGTGAATTGGTTGAATGCCATTATGCCCTAGATGATTGTAAAATAAACTCTATCTTTTGTCTTGGAAATCCTTGACCAATAATGTCATATTCCATTTCAACATTCAACTCATTAGAATCATAATCACTAATTACTGAAATATTTCTAACTTTTATTCTTGGTTCATAGTTTGTTAATAATGTTTTAATCTCTTCTTCTAATAAAATTCCCAATTCTTGATTATGAAGTTCAAATAGAGATTGACTGACCGAAGAACCTAAAGAAAAATTAAAAAATCTTTCACCGACTTCAGTTCTTACTAAATTAGTGACAGATTTTTTAATTGCATCTTCATTTCTGATTGTCAATATATCATTTGTTACAGGATGTCTAGCAAAAGACAAACTAATGTCTCTAAATGCTCTTGAAATCCCCAATGCCATCCAAATAAATGCGTATTTAATATATCTATAATACTTTTAGATCACTTTTCCATAACTTGGCTCTGTTCCGTACTCCCAGTCATCATAATCATCATCATTTCTAATCTTTTCGTGCAACTCAGTTTGTTTCTTTAAATCATGTCTTGAATTATTTAATTTTTCATAGTCGGTAACTAGTTTTTTAGTCCCCCACATTTCATACATATAATCTTTATCTCTATCAACTGGTAAATTAGACATGGTAGCTCCTGTTTTTTGGTAAAAACAGAACTTTTTTTTGTAGGAGGTTGCTATCTCCCCTACATTTATTTAACGATGCAAATATCTAAGATTATAATTATCCGAATTTAGGTATTTTAGCATTTCTAATGCTATCAATTTAGGATTTCCTGGACCACAAGTATAAACATCTATCGCAACACACCCATTTTCAGGCCAAGTATGACATGATACATGACTTTCTGATAGTGCTATGACTATTGTACACCCTTGAGGGTAGAAACAATGCTGAAAAGTATTTAAAACTGTCATCCCTGCACGTTCAATACCCCTCTTCATAACCCTTTCAAGGGTTATTGCATCGTTGAGTAGAGAGAATTCTACCCCGTATACCTCCAATAGGAGGTGATTCCCCATTGAAAACCTCTCCAATTCACAAAATCCTCCTATTTTCTCCGAAAAACTATTTATTTAATGTAAATACCTCGTCTTCCGTAGGTATCATACTCCAAATCCCTTATGAAATCAGGATTTTCACAAAAATTATCATCCCAAACTGGAATTGCGACCTCATTATCATATCTAAAATCGGGATTTTGTCTAACATGAACTTCAATTAGGTTCCCATCAATGAATTCACAGTTAATCCAATCGTAATTACCTGATAAATTAGACAAAATCGGAGGAAATCCGATCTTCTTATCAATTTTTTCCCATTTTTGCCACTTATACAGAGGGTCATTTTCATCTTTAATGCCCCTTACGACCAATTTTGCTTCTGTGTAATGAAAGTCAACACTTAAATGCTCTCCTTTAAACACTTCACACCAAAAATTTGATGGATGAAAGTGTTCTGTAGAGTTTTCTATCCATACAATTTCAGCAAATCGACCCATTCCAAGAAAATTGATCGAAGGTCGAACAATATAAAAGTCGGGTTTAGGGACTGTAGACCCAATTGGACCACATTTATACCCTAAAACCCGACTTAATTGTAATTTATTGTATATCCATAGATCGTCATGATGAATTGCATTCCACTCATCATTAACGTCTAAGTGATACATTACCCTTTTCCTTGTCCACGATACTTTTTACGTGCCTTATTACGGCTAGTAGCACTATATTTAGTATTGCGACCTGCACCTTGAAGAGTCAGTTTGGGCTTTGATTCAACTTTTGCTCCACCTTTTGCACTCTTTTTCACTGCCATTGTAATAATCTCCTAGTTGGTTTTCGTTTACGGTTTTTTTAAACGGTTTTTTTAAGCATTTAAAATGCCCTCAGAAGACCTTGAAATCTCCATAAGGGCATCATACCAAGAATCTTACAGAACGTCAATAAGACGGTTCTAGAAGGGCATCAGATGATTCTAGTCTTCTCGTGTCCAACACGAATCTTAGGATCACACCAGATCTCAAATCCTGCCTCTTTTGCATCAAGACAGAATGAGACATCCTCTCCGCACATATCCTGAACCTCACCAGATTCAAACTGTTGCATCTTGGGAGCAAACCAAGGATATTCGAGACTCTCGAAGACACCCTTCTTGATAAGTACCCAACCAAATCCAGTGTAATCAACTGTGAATGGTTTGCGACGCTTGCTCATGCTCTCTAGAGTTTCATGATTCATGACTCCACCATTATTGCGGAAATCATCCTCTTCTAACCAGTGAGCAACTGATGTGGTGCGACCATCTTCAGTGCAATACCAACCAGCAGCAATATCTTGATCCATTGCTACAAGACGATAGAACTTCTCAGTATCAAAGACAATATCACTATCAATCCAGAGTTGATAATCATAATTAAGTTTGCCATCCCAAGGTACTTGCTTGGGACCTCTGAGAACATTCGCACCAAGACACTTACAACGTGCAAAGTTCACCATGGAACTATAATCTTGTGAAATCTGAATACTTGCACCTGCTTGTACAAGATCAAAACACAATTGAACAAATGCTTTTAAAAATGTATATGAACAACCTCTACCTGGAAGACAAAAAACAATCGATTTTCCTTTGATTGCTTCTCGTGCTGCTGAAATATCAAATTCTTCTTCTTGATTTTTAATAGGTGAAGCTGCTTTAATCGTAAATCCTTTAGACATAAAAAATAAATTCCGACGTTTACATTATACCACTACAAATCAATCATTGCAATGGGTTTTCAGTTTTATTTAGAATAACTTTAATACTCTCATCATTGCCACCAGAAGTCCACACAAGTCCCCTGACTTGATTCAACATATTGTCTAATTCTTCTGGATTCACTCTCTCAACAATTGTTATACCATTTACCTCTATATTATACGTAGTCATTAGATTCTTCTACCTTAAAGAGCAACTCTTCCAGTTCCTCTCTTAGTACTCCATTTGAATTTACTGTCTTATCTGTTTCTAATCTAAATTGTAGGCATTCGATTAGCAACTCTCTTTCATACTCGGTGATCTCTAACATCTATCCATGTTTATTCTTTTCCAATTATATATCAACCTTTGAGGCATTTTTGCCCCTCCGGAAAAATTTTTGTATCCCTTGTGCCCCAAATCTTATAAGTTCTCCGAGGGTAATTCCAAGGTACTCTAACTCTTCCTTATGCGTGGTTCTCGTACTTAGAGAATTTTTTTTTCTTAAAGAGAAACTCAAAGGCACAATCATACTTTTATAGATTAGGGTAGTAGGTCGTTTTTACTTTAGGGGGGGGGCATCGGTTTATAATTATAATACCCAACAATCGCAAATCACTGTCAATTAGAATTAAACAACACTGTTTTATTCTTATAACGAACAATAACGAATAATAATTAAACTAAATTGAATATAAAGAATAAAAAACTATTACCAGGGTATTAGTGATAACGAAGGGGGAAACATAACGAATTAAGTGTCACTGTGCGATTAGAATAGAAAACCCTACCCCAGGTATGACTATAGGACGAATCCTCCGAGTTGTCAACACATAAGGACGAAACATAAAGCACGAAACAGTACTGTCTGATTCTAATATAAAACCCTACCCAGGGTATTATACCTGTGGAAAACTCTTATACTTTTTCCACAACCCTGTGGAAAACTATTGTGGAAACTGTGGAAAACTTTATATCGACCCCTGTGCAATACTTATAAGTCCTAGGTGTTTATAACGAATTCCCTCTCCTCCCGCCCTATAAATCTAGCACGAATGGCATAAGACTCATAAGACGAATAGACAGAGCACGAAGTGTCCTTAGACGAATAACTCTCATAAGTCCACTGAGTCTTATGGACGAACAAATAAAAATCCTCCGAGTCTCATAAGACGTATGAGTTTCTCAGAGTCTTATAAGGTATTATAATCACGAAACCCCTTGACATAACTGTAAAGTTGTGCTCAGAGTTATCGTGTGCCAGTTTGGGAAGTGGAAAAATGCTCTTGACTTTTCTGGGGTTTTATGATACACTGCACGCTTAGACGGCAATAAACACAAGGTTTTAGAGAGTATAAGAGAAGGATTGCAAGAGGTTTAGAGAGTATAAGAACAGGGTATAAGACATAGTTTTCCACAACATATGTCATGAAAACAAAACACACATTTATATTTTTTAATACATTTTTTTTAATTATCTTTTTTAACGTGAATACATTAAATTAGATTATTTTACCTTATTCATCTCTGTTTCTACTGTATAATACATACCGATTACCATAAAAGATAAACAAACTGATAAGGTAATAGAGTTGAATATACTAGGAAGAATCGGTATGGATTGCTTCATAGTATTAGGTATTCAGTTCTACTTGAGCAGAGGTGAGAGAATCAATGATTTCTTCGCATAAGTCATACTCATCAGTATTGAAATCAGAAGTCATTTGCTCTAGACAATAAAGTAGCAATTCAATCTGATCTTCATTTAACCTAACAAATGTTTCTTTCATTGTATTAGTAAGATGCTGATTCAAGTGTAAGATTTTCTTTTCTTGAGAGTTGATCTACTTGATAAGACATTTCATCTCTTACACTCTTGTAAATTGTTTCATAGATTACATCATAACAATCTAGATTGATAAGAACTTGTTCTGCTAGATCATCATTATAAGGATAAACAATTTCATTACGATTGTAATCATAATGTGCCAAATCTTCTTTTATGTTCTGTGTAGTATAAATGACTGAGAAGATTGTTTCATTTGGATCAAGTTTTTCAAGTTGATTGATAACGTCTTTGACTGTTTGTTTCATTTACTTAGATTGATGAGTTCTTTTTGAATGTTAAGGACTTCTTCTTTGTCCTCACAGTTGAATAGATCTACAGGAGCAAACTCAGAAATGTTGATGGAGTTATCACTGTAGATAGGAGCATAATACAACTCTTGAGAATCAGTGTCAAGAGTATAAATGCAGGAATGGTTTTCTTTTTGAAGAATAATCATTTGATGGAGTTCAGGATAATGAGAAGTTCTTTGCCGTTAGTTGCTTTAGATAGCAGTTGAAGTTTTTCTTTGTTCTTCATTTTAGAATTCATCAATGACTGAGTAGTTGTCAACATCAATCTCTTTCAAAAGAGTTGTGTATGCTTGAATAGATGCTTCAGTGCAATTATGGTCTTTCAAGTCTTGAATATAATACTCAAGTGCCTCGATTAACATTTGAGTGCGATTTGGTTGTTTCATTTTAGTTGCTCATTACTTTTTCAAAGAGTGAATCATATGATTCTTGGTCTACACCATCAGGAATACCAACATCATTAAAGAATCCAATCAGAGATTGCAATACTTCAAGTTCTTCAGGAGTGAATCGGAAAATCAATTCAGTCATTGATAAAAATTAGGCACCCAGAGAAGTTCTACTGATTCATGATGTTGTTGAAATACTTCTTGCCACTCCATAAAAATAGCACTTGCATTTGTCTTATCTTTTTTCTTCTTGCTCTTTGTCAGTTTAATCATTCTCTTTTCCATCTGCAAAAGAGTCTTTTCTGCTTGACGATTCAGTTTCTCTTTATTCATTTTGTTTTTACGATTTTAGCAGGTGAACCACAAGACCGATAAAAATCTACCATTCTCTGTGCTTCTTCAACATCAGGAAATGATTGAAACCTCCACTCACAATCGTTGTAAGGGACTTGATAAGTAATCTGGACTTGCTTTTGAATATACATGCTCACTTGCTCTGCGAAATCATAGTTTTAACTTCATCAAAAGACTTACATTGTCCTGCTTTAATAGCATTGAGCACATTGTAAGTCACAAAACCGCAACGTTCAGTGTGAGGGTCACAGATTGCATAACCAGGTTGTTGAGTCTGAACGTCGAAAACAGTTTTAATCAGCATTGATGTTTTTTATGTGGGACAGATGGAAAGAAAGAAAGAACTATTGATAGAATCGGTTCTTAATTTCATCACACAAACTCTTGAGTTTGCGAACATCAGAAATATATGCTACATCAGGATGATAATGATCTTCAAAACTTGCATAACCAAGAACATCAACAATGTCCTGAACAGTCAAATCACCGTGCTCTTGCAACTCACATTCATCAAACTGATTAAAGTATCGAGTCAGAAAGAACAGAGCATCAGAGTAGATAGTTTCAGTGAGAGTTTGAGTCATTGTTGGTAAGAAAGAAAAAGGAAGGAAAGAGAAAGAACTACACAAGAGTCAGAGCATCTTTCTTCTGTTTGGGGTTTTGAACTTGCTTTACCCAAGCAGACTTGCGATAAGAACCAACTTGCGAAGGAAGTTTTTGCTTACCCTGAACCTCATTGATAAGAGAAATGAAATTGATGAAGAATTGCTTTTCCATTCGTTGAGCAGCAGTCATCTTAATTCAAATAAACAATGGGTCTTGGGTGGGACAGGCACCCCTGCTCCCTCCACCCTCTTAATATAGCACCTTTTGGGCGCTGTGCTCTTTT